TCAATCACTTCCGCTTCTTCGATTGTGATGTTTTCAGATGGAAGTACCATCATTTCACCACCTTATCTAAAACAACAAATTGTTGACCGCCTTGGACGCGGAGTAGCACTACTTTATCCCCTTTTTTCAACCCAGTCCGAATCGGTGTGTCCGTCAATAGTCCAGTTAACGCGTTTATTCCTCCGCCATGATTATGCTCTAAATTTACTTCATATCGCGTGACACGCTCTGTAACGACCAAAAACTCCTCCGTCAACTTCAACTTCTGATGGATTTGAACCTCAAGGGGACTTTCCGATACAACTGTGCCAAATAACACATGAACGGGGTTTGTTGCTTCTACAGCCTTTACAGCAACACTCTTAATCAAATCTATTAAACTCATATCAAATCACCTTCAAATCCAACGTCATCGTATGCACGCCACTTTCCCAATTGTGCGTGCATTCATCGACGAGAAAATATTGCTTAATGCCGATCTTTTCAATGTACACAAAAACAAAACAACCTGCGCGCACTTTCCAATGACCAAGGCAATTGAGTTTCAACGATTTCGTTTCTCGATTGCGCAATTGAATGAGTTTATTAAGCAAATCTTTGATTTGTGCCGCACTCATCTTTTCATCGACTTTACGAAACTCTTGAAGTCGCCCCCACTTCGCGATGTTCTTGCTGTCTTGAGCAATGTACACCTCACGTTTGCCTGTTTTTTTGTTGTCTTGTACGATTTTGATGCGATTGTACGTTTCTTCGTCGATCGATTTTTTGTACTCAAAATCAAAAAGCAGGCTCTCTTCTCCAATGTAGAAGTCGTCTGCTGAAATGGCCATGTTATTGATATTGCGCAGCTCCAATTTTCCAAAATTATCGAACAGTACATAGTTTCTGTTCGTTGCAATCAATGTCGAGTCTAAAAACTTTGCTGCCACATCGAGCGCTTTTTTGTTGTCTTCCACCATCGCCGGTACTTTGTATCCCGTTTCTTCCAATGCTCCGATTTTCAAACCTGCATCGGTTGCGATTTTTTTGATACCAGCCGTCGCTGTTGTCGCAGAAAACACGAATGTGTCATTGTACATGAGATATCGCAATTGGTCATATGCCTTTATGTGAAATTCACTACTCGTGTTGAAGCCTGTTTCAAACACATATCCGTAAAAAATTTTATGTTCCCCATCAGTTACACGGATAATAGCACCACTATTGACCGGGAATTTTGTTGGTTGTTCAAGTATTAATTTTGCATCCAACGTCCCAGCCTTTCCGATCCTACTTGTTTTCCATTGGACACTCGAAACAGGCATCTCCCATATTGTACTGTCTCGATTATCAATCAACACTTCCATCATTTCACCCAATCTGTAGGAATTCTTAATACCAAACCGATTGGTAACTTCCGTAACTGACTATCCTTAATTCCGTTTAGTTTTTGCAACTCTGGATATCGGTTTCCGTTTCCTGTATAAAGTTTGGCTACTTTCCAAAGATTATCGCCTGCTTTTAGCGTGTATGTCGTCGGTTTCGGATTCGTATTTGGTCGACTAGGTGCATTTTTCTTTACGACTTGAACAGCCGATGACGTCTGTTTTTTGACCACTTGCATTTTTTTAGGAGCGAATGGCACATATGTTTTCAATTCAAGCGAAAAGTTGACGTCTTCGCTACCGAACGATTCATCATATTCGAAGCGCTCAATCGTCACCAGTTCATTGATTGTAAAAGAACCGTTGACATAGATATAACGAACTGGTTGTTTGTTCGTCATCCATTTTTCTAATAACGCAATGTAATATTGAGGCTCTTTAAAAATTGCTCCTGAATAATGAGTAGGTTGTGCAGGAAAAAAGGATTCGAGAGAGAAGCCCGATAACTTTTTGTCTTTTGGTACGTTTACACGCCCAAGCTTTGCAATCGTAAACTCCTCTCCGTCCCCTTCTGTTTTTACGTTCACTTTTTCAGGATTCACCGGCAGACGAAACATTTCTTGGTCGTTTACATGAAAATAAATGGCTCGTTCCATCACGCATACACCCCTTCTGCCGAACGGGCGATTTCGTTGACCATACTTTCTTCAACACGACGAACAATTTGGTCGATGTCAACGTTATTTCGAATGTCACCTGTTTTCACTTGCACCGTTGGCGTTAATGTGACGAAGTTCTGAATAGACTTAATTGTCGCCAACTCTTTAAAGACTTTTAAATCCTCTTCGGCAATGTTGATTTCATCATCAATTTTTCCAATTTTATCAAGCTTACCGCCTGTCGGGTTCTTATCCTCTTTCCCACTTGCTAGAGGGTTTTTCATGCCTGGGCTATTGGCTAGTTGGCTTCCTAATGATTGCGAAAATGGATTTCCCTTTTTTATTCCTTCTGCTAGTTTTTGAGCTTTATCCAACAGATTAGCTGTTTTATCAGACAACCATTTGCCCATTTTATTTCCAACAGCATACCCCGCATCAAATGCTTTTGGCATATTTATCAAGTTTAGGCGTGGCAAATGCGAAACACCTTTCGTATCACTAATTGGGGCTTGAAGATTAGCTGCGAAATTTTTTAAACTACCTGATATATTACTTGCTACATTAGTACTTAATTTTCCAATCGTACCTATGTTCACGACCGGGATTTTATTAAGCGCTTGAAGGACCATATTAATTGCTCCAATTGCTTTGTTTGCGGCGGATACAAACGCATTCGCTAGCCAATTCGCGGCACGATCGAATGAACCGCCGATAGCCGCCATTGTGTTTATGATCATCTGAGCCATATCGTAAAATAACTTTTTTATCGCATACGTCGGATCAATAAACACATTCATTAAAAAATCAGCAAACATCGCAAATAAATTCCAAAGATTCGCTACACCATTCCAAATGAAAGCTCCTAGCCAAGCCAACGCTCCTGCTATATTACCAATCACTTCTGACGTTTGTTCTCCCCATCTTACTGTGGCATAAGCGACAAACCCGATCAAACCAATGATAGTGAGTAACACCCATGTAGCTGGTGAACTAAGCATAGCTGTGTTATAAACCCATTGAGCCGCCGCAGCAATCATTGTAGCTGTTTTCACTACTAACCATTTTGCCGCAACACCAAGTAAAATCGCGCCAATCCCAGCTAAAACAGAACCAATTACGGTTAAAATTGGAGCAATCCATGACCAATTTTCTTCAAAAAAGCGTCCCACAGCACCAACCATTTGATAGAAGAACTCCAGTGCATCAAATACGAGATCCATTCCTTTAATAAACACCCGAACGAAAAACATTGCATGTTCCGCCATTGTCGCAAACGCATCTGAGTTCACGAACTGATTAAACCGAATCAACAATGGTTCAAACGCACGAAGCGACCAGTTTTTAAACATGGTCATCGCATCGGCAAACGTCAAAGGCATATTTTTGAATTTCTTTTCGATTTCGTCTGCCGCCTTGAAAAGAGATGCCTTGATAATATCCGCCGTAATCGTTCCTTCGGCTGACATTTCTTTGAGTTCGCCTTTTGTTTTCCCCGTGAAATCAGCAATCGCTTGGGCAAGCAACGGTGCATTTTCCATGATGGAACGGAACTCGTCGCCTTGTAGTTTGCCTGCTGCCATCGCTTGCGTGAGCTGATACATACCTGCTTGCCGTTCAAATGTCGATGCACCAGACGCAGTAAATGCTTTTCCCATTAATTCAGAGAAACGAATCATCTCGTCATTGTTTTTGAATGCGTCATCCGCCAATAAACCGAGTTTCGCAACCGAATTAGCCATATCCATATACCCACTTCGGCTGCGTTGTGCGGCTTGATATACTTTCTCTTGCAACGCTGCCTGTGTCTGCAAGCCGTCATTGATATTTGCCAAACGTGCTGATGTAGAAACATACGCGTCTGAGGCTTGAACGAACGACTGAATACCGTTTTGAATTCCCTGCAAGGCAGCAAAAGCCGCTGTTGATAATAAAAACGCACCAAAAAATTCTTTGACAGCACTCGTTGCCCGACCAACAGGAGGAGGCAAGTTGGCGAATTTGGAGCCGAGTGGCGTTAAAGAGCTATCAGCCTGTTTGGAAGCCACCATTAAGCGTTCTAAATCGGCCGATGCGTTTGTAATCGCTTTTCGCGCTTTCGCTAATCCTTTCGTATCTAATTGAGTCGCGCTCGCATCCATCTTTTCCATGACGCGAATGGTCGCATCCATCGCACGAATCATTTTCATCAGTGGTCCTGTCAATTTGTCGTTTAACGCTAACGTTGTTTGCACTCCAGCCATTCGCTCACCCCCTCATTTTGCTTTTTATGCGGTCATGCTCTTCTTTTTCTTTTTTCAATTCCAACTGAATACTTGCAATGACAAACGCTTTTTCTTTTCGATCCATTTCTAAAAACTCCCGTGGTCGCCAATGAAAACGGTGGAGAGCGACATGCGCATAGAACGCTTCTCCACCTTCCTCAATTAGTTTTTTGCTTCTTCGACCTCTTCGTCTATTGTTTTATCAAGACCAGAAATTTCCGTGACCTTCTCAAGAATTTGGTTTGCTTCGCCCAAAAGAAACATTTCAGCAAACAGCTTGTCCGCCCCTAAAACACCATAAGACTCCTGCAACTCGCGGTCATTTAAATCTGGGTACACAATCGACGCCACACAAATTTCGCGGTTGTATCTCACCACATCAAAGACACGTTCCATTTTGCCGCCTTTGCCTGGGCGGAATTTGAAACAACGCTCGTTGATGGCGTCAGCTTCACCCGCAGTCAACGGACGTAAAACGAGTGGTTCGTCAAAACGATCAAGTTTCAGCTCTACATTTTCATACGGTTTTACATTTCCCTTTAAAAACGCCTTAAACTTGCTCATACAGCTCCTCCTTAGTTAATCGTTTTGAATTGGTCTAACAAATCGAAATCATCAAAAGTAAACGACACTTCATCTTTGAGTACATCATCCGAATCGCCATCCAATTTAGCAATGAGCGTGCTGTCTGGCACGATGTTTTTAATAATCGCTGTCTGCTTTCCAGCCGCACTCGTAATATCTGCATTCACCAACATCGCATCGAACATTGGAGCTTTCCCTGTCCGTAAATATTCTAATGCCATGGCACGAATTTCTGGACGGTGGTAGTAATACGTCATATTTCCTTTTCCGTTTGCCCCGACAATTTTACTACCATTCATACGTGCGCCTACACGTTTGACGTCAGCTTTGATATATTCAATCGTTGCGTCAAATTTCACAATTTCCGCAAACTCATAAGACTTTCCGTCAATCGTAATGTATAACGTTCCTTCTTTCGAAGAAATCGCGTCTTTCGATTCCATTACGCGTGGCATATTCATCACCTCCATTTATTACTTACACGCAACGGTCATATAGAGTTTTTCCATGGCATCGACGAATTTCAGTCCTGCATTGACCAACACAGCATCTTTTTCATCGCCCTGTTCAACTACAATTTCATCTGGATTATATGGCTCCAAAGCCCCGACTCGCACGAGAGGATCTAACACAGTTTTCATCACTTCTTTTTTGAACAAATTCCGCCCATCTTCGTTGTTGTTCACTTTTCCGATGAAATACTTGGAGTAGATATACTGCGTATTATCCGAAACGATATCCATTTCGCGAATGATTTTATTTTTGCGAAAATCTTGATTTTTGGTTGGTGTGAATGAACGGAACGTATTGATGTCCTGCTCTACGACAACCGTGTCACGGTTGAACGTATACACAACATGCCCGTCTTTGAGTGCTTGCTCGATTTCCTCATGTGTTTTACGCTCGCAGTCGATTGCTCCCGGATACTCGGCATAGGTCAATGAATTCGTTCCCGCACTTGCATACGCTGCCGCGTACCAATACAGCGCTTCTTTAGCTGTTAATTGCTCGCCACCTTCAAGTGTTACGCCGTTTAAAACAGATACAACACCTTCGTGGTCTGCAACGTTATAATTATTAGTGACAAATGTAACATTTTTTCCGTAATTAGCTCGCCACTCTTTTACTTTGAGTGTGAGTAACGCCTTTACTGTCGAGTCGTCCGTTCCCACGGCTACCACTTTGAAGTCCTGCGTATCAAGCCCTGCCGCAAAGTCTGCATACGCGTCATTTGTTGCTGTTCCTGTTGTTCCACCAGCAAGTGTCAACGTCACATCAGAAGTCGGTAACTGTCCATCGAACGAAACAAATGCGTTTGACCGTAAATCAGCAATGGTAGCTACTGTCTGTGTATCGGCAATCGCTCCATCAAAGTATGTTTTCACTGTGGCCGTTCCGTCTAAGTTTACTGTAATAGCAACTGAAATTTTATTTCCATCCGCACCTGCATATCTCGCTGTTGCTGTCAATCCACCGCCGGTTGCTGTTGCTTTTGTTCCTTCGCTATTCAAGTTATAAACGACGACTTGACTTGTCGCCTTAAACGCCTCACGGATCGGAACGATTGCACTTAAATCTTTGCCGAATACTTCTTTAAACTTCGTGTTCGGCGATACTTTTACAAATTTTCTTGTTTCACCCCAGTCTAGTTTGACTGGAATCACCACAACTGCATTGGAATCAGGCGCTGTAGTGTTTAAACTGTTCGTTTCAAAATTGATATACGCGCCAGGACGGACTTTATTTTGCGTTTTCCATGTTCCACCTGCCATTATTGAACCTCCTTCGCTTTCCACTCACTCAATAGCGTGTTTACTTCTTCTTTCGTGTACGTTTTTGAATCATCAAGCAGCACTTCTAGCAATAAACGGTTCTTTGCATATTCTGGTGCGCGAATGAAAGCCAATTTTCCATACCGCATTTCCGTCGATTGCTTTTCAGTTTGTTTGGCCAATCCAAACACCTCCTAACGTCTGCATCTTTGTTTCGTCCGTCTGCTCTTGAAGCCGCGCAGAAACATCAAATGTAATGACAAGCACATCATCCTCTTTTGTCCCTTCTAACCGATGTACATGATACTTGTTAGCGATATATTGAAATTCTGTTTGAAACGTTTCAAACACGTCATCGCATTCTGTATCTACTTCTGTAGATTGAGGAAAGTACACTACATTGAACGAATACGACCGTTGCACTTGACCTTTGACTTTTCTTTCTTGGCCAGATCGAATGATACGCACAAGAAAAGCAGGAGTTTGAAGCCCCTGCTTAATTCTTTCATCGTATACTTTGATTTCTCCAAAAACCTGCTTAATTTGCTGAATAACGAGCGCTTTAATCTCCAAAGATACGCCTCATCTCCTTCTCCATCTCCCGTTGCCACATGTTCGGGGCAATTTTTTGCATGTCGTTCATCGTGAGTTTCAACATAAACCGTCCTTCTACCCACCCGACAGTC